TGGGGGCGGTCAAGTCGGTGGCGGTGGTAAAACAGGTTTTGTTGGCGGGGGCGGTATTGTTGCCGCAAACAGATACAGCGCAATCATAAATGACGATAGCACAGACACGGCACAGAAGCACTACGAGCTATGCGTAAGCCTATCCGCAAAACACATAATCCTTTTTGGGGGTAATTATTTCACAGACTTTCTTCCCCCTTCTCGACACTGGATAGTGTGGGATAAGAAGGGGCAAGACATGGAGAACACCTTTGCTGACTGTGAAATGGCGTGGTGTTCAACTGACGGAAACGCAGAGATCGTGCGCCTTGTGTGGATGGGATTATTGAGGGAAGGCAGCAGATCTGTCGAGGGCGATAAAAGATGCCACCCAACCCAAAAACCCGCAATGCTTATGCAAAAAATCCTAAAGCGTATAGACGGCAAAAACGTGACCGACTGCTTTATGGGGTCTGGCTCAACAATGGTGGGCGCACACTTATTAGACATGGCGTGCTTTGGGATGGAACTTGACCCCACCTATTGCCAAGTGACGCTGGACAGGATGCGCAAGCTCGACCCGGATATTGAGGTGGTGAAAATAGATGGATGAGATAACCGAAGCCATCCTGACCAACCCCGACCTGCTTGCGAGGGCACAGGGCATGAGCGACAGCCCCGTGCCTGACGATGATAGCTTTGAAATTATAAACGAATGGCCAGGAGGGAACGATTGAAACTGTCCAAACTGAAATATAACCCGGACAACCCGCGCAGGATCAGCCCGGAGCAACTCGATAAGCTGGTCAAGAGCATTGAATCCCTGCCTAAAATGATGGAGCTGCGGCCTATCGTATATGACCCGGACACAATGCACATCCTGGGCGGCAATCAACGCCTCGCCGCCTTGCGCAAGATGGGCAAGACCGAGATCCCGGACAGCTGGGTGAAATCTGCTGACGAGATGACCGAAAAAGAGAAGCGGGAGTTTATCCTGCGCGATAATGTCCAGAGCGGCGAATGGGACTTCGGCGTGTTGGATGAGAACTTTGCCGACTTCGACCTTGACGATATTGGCATTGAGTTGCCGGACGGCTTCGATTCCGAACCGGGCGAAGTGACCGAGGACGATTACGAACAGCCGGACGAGATAAAGACCGACATCAAACTGGGCGACCTGTTCTCGCTGCGCAAGGACGGGAAGGAAATCCACCGCCTGCTCTGTGGTGATGCAACCAAGAAAGAGGACGTGGAGCGGTTGATGGGTGGGGCGAAAGCGGATATGTTATTGACTGACCCCCCATACGGGATAGGATATGTCGAGCCTAAGAACTGGATAACCAAAAAGGGAGCCGCAAGACCGATAGTGGGTGACGACAGACCTTTTGTTTATACAGAATATGCCATACCGATTACCAAGTGCATATCATTGTGGGGAACAAACTATTATTGCACGACCCTCCCAATGTATGCAGAGGGCAACTATGTTGTGTGGGCAAAGGCACACAGCGAAGACGAAAACAAGGTCTTTGGCTCGTCATTCGAGCTGTGTTGGCAATATCCCAAACACAAGCAAGAAATATGGTATGAGCGCAGAATAAACATGGGAACAGACGAAAATGGTCTGCATCCAACACAAAAGCCAATAGGTGTTATGGCGAGATGTATAAACTATCATGCCGACACGAGTCCCCACAACATACTTGACATCTTTCTCGGCTCCGGCTCCACGATGGTTGCCTGTCACCAACTCAACCGCAAGTGCTATGGCATGGATATTGAACCGACCTATTGCCAAGTGACGCTGGACAGGATGCGCAAGCTCGACCCGGATATTGAGGTGGTGAAAATAGATGGATGAGATAACCGAAGCCATCCTGACCAACCCGGAACTGCTGGAGCAAGCGCAGGGCAAGGACATTGAAATAATAGACATCTATGCCAACGGAAACGGCAAGCAGATGGTGACGCTGCTTTGCGGCAACGATTTCTGGTGCATATCACTGGACAAGCTTACGCTAAATGATAGTCAACACCGATAACACCCTCTGCCACCAATACGAGTTTGCTTTCACGCCGCCTGACCTCGTGAAGCACCCCGCCATTGTCGGCGGCTTCGGCTGCGGCAAGACCCGCTCCATTCCCCTGCGCTGGGTGCGGCTGATCGACTGGCGGGCGAGGGAGCAGAAGCGCAAGGCTCGGCTTATGATCGTGGAACCGACTTATCAGATGGTGCGTGACGTGCTGGTCCCGGAGATGGTCGAGTTCTTTAATGATCACCATATCAAACACCGTTACCACAAATCGAACCATGACTTTGTTATCCGGCTGAATGGCATTGACTTTGTGGCGATGTGCCGCTCCGCAGACAAGCCGTCCAGCCTGACAGGTAAGACCATATCAGACGCCATCATTGACGAGTTTGACAAAATAACCGGGATTCAGAACCAGAAGGATGTCTGGAACGAATGTATCGCCAGAACCCGCAAATACGAACACGGCACGGTCGCCGCAGTCACCACGCCGGAGGGCTTTCGCTATACATACGAGCTATGGAAAGAGCGGAACGCAGACAACCCCAATTTTAAGCTGATCAAGGCGCGGACACGGGATAACACTTTCCTGCCGCAAGATTACATCGACAACCTCGTGGAGCAATACGATGCCCTGCTTGCTGCTCAATACTTGGAAGGCGAGTTTGTCAATCTCAACAACAGCATGGCCTATTATATGTTCAAGCGGGATATTCACGTCGCACCCTGCCCGGTCAATCCGGCACTCCCGCTTTATGTCGGGATCGACTTCAACGTCAACCCAATGACCGCCGTTGTCCTGCAATCGGAGGGCAATATCTACCGGGTTGTGGGTGAGTATTTTATACCGAACAGCAACACCCGTGCATTGGCAAACCTGATCGCCCAGGACTGGCCGGGGTTCGTGATCTACGCTTGCCCGGACATGACGGGCGGGAGCCGCAAGACAAGCGCCGACTATACCGACATAGACATACTCAAGCAACACGGCTTTCAAGTGCTTGGCACGCGCAACATAGCGGAGCGGTCACGGCTTAACATAGTCAATAACCTTTTCGACAAGACCCGGTTGCTGATCGACCCGAAGTGCAAGAAGCTGATCAATGACATGGAAAAGGTGGTTACCGACAGCTACGGCCAGATAACCAAAGAAAAAGACAGCCAGCTCACCCACATATCAGACGCTTTAGGCTATGCGGCTGTGGCGTTGGAGCGCAAGCCCGTGTGGGGTATTAGATAACAATGTTTAGGAGATATAAATGATTGACGAAGTTTTATTGAAAGACGCTAATGGGGTCAGCATCCCGGTGTTCTGCCCCGGTGCCACAGTTAAGATCAGCCCCGCCGGTGCGAGTGCCGCAACTGCCGCTGTGATCAATGCCACCGATTATCAGCTTGTGCGGATCGTTGCCAGCGCCGCCATGCACATAGCTATTGCCGCCGACCCCACCGCTACTGATGCGGACATGTATCTGCCCGCCTCGATGGTGGACTATCTCATCATTCCGAAAGGCTGCAAGATCGCCGCTATCGGAACCGGGGACGTGTATATCACCCTCCACGCAAACTAAATGACCCGGTATCGGCAAGGGCAGAACAATGATTGATTTCAGCAAACAGCGGGCAGCGGCCAAGTGGTCTGAGGATGTGGAGCGCAGGAAGCGGGCAAGCCGCTATATCGACTATTATCGCAACAACCAGAGCGAACACCTGAGCGACATCCTGCGCAAACTCTACCCCAAAGAATGGGACATGATGTCCAAATACGCCACGACCTACGCCCTAACCTCTGCGCTGATCAACGACATGGCGCTGGTGTTTCAAACGCCCGCAGACATCAGCATCGAGGCCAACGATGCGCAGATGGAGAAGCTGGCTGAGCTGATCGATCAGAGCCGTTTGCCTACTCGCTTGATCCAGGCCGACCGCTACGCTGAACTGCTAAACAAAGTCGGCATCTGCCCCCGCTGGCATACGGATCAAAAGTATATTGTCTTGGACTTGATAACACCCGACCGTTGCATCGTGGAACAAGACCCTCAGGACCATGCCCGCGCCCTCAAGGTTTCATATTACCTGAGCGAAATGGAGAACACGCCGAACGGTAACGACACAGGGCGATGGGCGGTTTGGACTGCAGATGAATACCGGGAAGTGCGGCTGGGCGCAGACGGGCAGGAGATAGGCGAGACGCTCAAGGCTGAGCCGAACCCATACAAGCGCATCCCCATTGCCTGGTTTACCACGAGCGCCGAGCTTGACGAGTTCTGGCCGGACAACGGGTCGAGCATAGTGGCCGCCAATGAGGTTGTCAACCTCCGGCTTACCAATCTGCAAATCATGCTGGACTATCAGGCGTTTTCCACCCTTGTCACCAAAGGACTGCCCGAATCGCAGACCATACCCTGGGGCGTGACCCACCGGCTCAATATCCCCTACACCGCCAGCGGGGACATGATGGGCGGAGCGGAGTATATCACGCCCAGCCCGAAGATCACCGAGTATTGGGAAATCACGAATCAGTATATAACGAATGTTGCCCGGCTTAACGGCCTGTCCGCTCAATCGTTTTCCCGTGACGCCAGCAGCTTCACCTCCGGCTATCAACTGAAACTGAGCAAGCAGGACATCATTAACCGCAACGTGCTGAAGCGTGAGTTTTACCGTGAATCGGTGCGGGAACTAATCATCCTGATGATGGAGTGCTACAGCATAAACAATAACTTTAGATTCCCGCCTAACCCGGAAGTCCTGATCGACTTTGCGGACATAGCGTTTGAATCGAACCCGCTTGAACAAGAGCAGCTTTACGCTATGCAGTTGTCGAACGGCACGATTGACCGGGTGCAAATCCTAATGGATCAGAACCCGGACTTGACGGAAGAAATGGCAGAGGAGGCGCTCGCCAAAATACAGGAGCGCAACGCCAGACGCAACACCACCACCACAAACAACCTAAACGCTGCTTTGGGGATAGATGAGACCGGAACTGGCGAAACTGTCTGACGCTCAGGTCAAGGCGTTCGAGCGGGAATTGAGCCGCTGCGTTGCCGACCTGAATAAGC